CATTACGTGCTCACTCTTCTTACATTGATACATTATACTTCAATGGATTTACACGTTCTGTAACTGTAAATGCTCCATGTTGTGAGTGTGGTGGTGATGTATGTACTGATGTAGATACTAACGCATTAATCAACTCTCTAATTACTAAATTAGAACAACAAGCTCCTGGAGATAATCCAGACAACGTTTCTTTCAACTCTTTCTTTACTTTTGAAAATGTTGGTGGAACTACACTTAGAATCGAAGGTAAACCATTAACTAAATATGGTCAACCTTGTGATGTTGCTGCATTCCCATTCGAGTATGACAGAATGTACTTCAGTACTTTTGTATACGATGGACCAGCTACAACTGCTGATTTTATTGTTGCTGATGCTTGTAATATCGTTGCTAATTCTGCTGTAGTCCAAAAAGCATCTTATGCTTCTGGAGGATCTGAAGAATTCAAGCAATTAGAAAAGAACTTCTACAGCTACCAAGCTGGATATTTAAAGTCACTATATAGAATGGGTGGCTACAATGAGAACTTTGAATCTTATGTGACTGATGGAGTTGTTTACGATAGCTACTACATTAGATTTAACCAATTAGATAAGGCAGCTTATCAATGGGGAGATTACATCATGCAAGACTCAACTGTAATCATTGCTGTACCTAATGCTGACACAAGTGGAATTGCTGCTCTTATTGAGCCAATCCTAGAAGATGCTTTAGGAGCTGTTACTGATGACAACACTTGTATTACAACTACAACTACTGCTGCTGCTTAATTAGCGTCAGAAGTAGGGATAGAACATTAACATAAACCTATGCCAGAGGTGAGAGGATTTACACTCATATCCTCTGGCATTTTTTTTTAAAACAATAGTATGGCAGCCACATTACAATTAGATATTATAGTACCTCCTACCTATAGTACTCTATTGCTTGCTGTTACAGATGCATCTGTCTACCCAGACAGTCCACCAATTGTATCAGCTCCAACAATTGAGATAGAAGTACCAAATTTTGGTAAACAGATATTACCTTTTCGACCATTAGAGACTAACATCTTTGGATCAGACACTTTAGGAATAACTGAAGATGGCTGCAAACAAGCTTTACCTGATGGTATATATAAATTAAAATATTCAATAGCTCCAGCATATACAAACTATGTTGAGAAGACTATTATGCGTGTTGACAAATTGCAGGAGAAATTTGACAGTGCATTTTTAAAACTTGACTTGATGGAGTGCGATAGTGCTCTTAAAACTCAAGCTAGTGTAAATTTAAACACAATAAACTTTTTTATTCAAGGAGCAATTTCTTTAGCAAACAATTGTGCTGAACAAGATGCTCTTAAGTTATATACAAAAGCAAGCGATATGCTTGATCAATTTATAAAAACCAATTGTGGTTGTACTGGTAACGGTAACAATTACATAATAAACTTTAGATAAAAATGGCCCAGTGTGCAAATTGTGGTGCAAAAGTAGGATGTGGATGTCAGTTAACTAACGGTCTATGTACTCATTGTAACGGTAATTCTAAAAAGGAAGTAACAACATCAACTTATGTTAACACCCAGATTAACAAACTGTCAGGACTGTCACAAGATACCTGATTTACTTAGACGGATAGATTGTAAGATAGCAGAGCTTGCTAACAGTGCATACAATAATATTGCATTCATGTTAGGTGACTGTGTTCCTGCTACTGCAATTGTTCAGTTACTAGCATATAAACGTATATTAACGTTTAAATACTGCAATCCCCATTATGGAGGATCTTTGTCTGTTAATGACATTGCTGGTAAAGTTATTCGTTTAACATCTGGATGTGTTGCTAAATGTAACGAACCTACGGTATGTGAAATAACAACATGCCCTATACCTATAGTACCAAACCCAACAACTACAACAACTACTACTTCTCCAATAATTTGTGAGTTTAGTGGAAATATAATTTGTATTCCACCAACAACCACTACAACTACTACTACTATATTACCAGATTGTAGAGTTGAAGGATGTTTCCAAGTTAGAGAGATTCCACCTCCACCTCAGTGTAACACACCTTTTAATACAAATTTACCAGAAGGTTTCCCTGATGGTATAACAGGTAACGGTACAAAAGTGTTATCTAATGGTGTTCAATTAACTACAACTTATACAGGACCAACAATATCACCTACTTTATTAACAGATCCTGGAACAGAGGAATTGTGTGATGGAGTATTAGTTAATACATATAATGATACTGACAAGACTCAGTTCCCTTTACTTGTAGGAGGATCTGTAGTTTTAGAATTTGACCCACCTGTAGTTTCTGTAGCACTTGTTAGTACTGGATATGGATACAGTAGTTTCTTAGGTGAGACAGAAACTGTAACTGTATCGTCTTTAGATCCTATTATAGGTGAAACATTACTTAGCTGTAGCTTAAATGAAGCCACTGCTACTTATGAAACAACTCAAGTTAATGAAAATCAAATTAACTTAACAGGTGTACAAATTAGTCCAAGCTTACAAAGTGGAATTACTGTTATTACACCAGAAGCAGGAGGTATCTCTAGATTAGTATTAACTAACACTACAAGTCTTCCATTAGCTGGTGTAGTCTTTGATTTATATGCATGTGGTGGAGTAGCTCCAACAACTACAACCACTACAACTGCTACTCCAGAAGACATTCCATGTACAGATGGATTGGATGTAGCATTTGTATTTGATTATACAGCATCAATGTATCCCATAGTTGAAAATGTAAAAGCAGGAATAGCAGGTATTGTAAATGCTATTTATACTCAGTCAGGTGCTGGTGGATATAGATTATCTTTAGTAACTGCTGATGAGTATCAGAACACCCACTCTATTTATAAAAATTGTGCAGATTACATAAATTTAGATTCTAGTCAAAAAATTATAAATGGTCCTACTCAAAGTGTAAATCCAGATTTTGTTTCATATGATCTCTATCAAGTTATTACTGCCTGGGAAACGTTTAGTGACAATAATCAAGCAACCTTTAATCAACAACTTCAAAAATTAAATGGAGGAGCTGGGACTGGAGATGGTTGCATTCAAATGGGTAATGGTGTGCTGGCTGCTGAACCTACTGACTATGCAGCTAAATTAATCGCAGAATCAAATTTTGCAGGAGCATTTAGACCAAATGTTGCAAAATATATTGTTATATTAACTGACCAATTTCCAGGAAGCACTAGAGATTTCTTTGACGTAGTTACTTGGCAAAGTATACAAAGTATGATTACATATGCTCAGGCAAATGGAATTAAATATTTTGTTTTAGGTGAAGGTGTAGATCTAGTAGGAGGAAGTCCTTGTTGTTCTTCAGCTACTGTAGATGGTATATATCCATGGAGAGAATTAGCAGAACAAACTGGTGGAAGTTGGAGCAATGATGCAAGTTCACAAGAAATACAACAGAAAATAGTAGCTGGATGTAATCCAACCACAACCACAACCACAAATCAAAACTAAGTAAAGAAGATGATAATATTTATAACATTAAGTTTCGCAGGTGCAGAGTCAGGTCCTTTTGATCTGTACTCTGATGTTGATGGTTTTACTACACCATTTGCACAAAATGTAAGCAAGGCTGATCTTTTATTAGGTTATGAAGTCGTAGCTCCTGATGGAACAACAACTGTTAGATTGTTAGATTTAGGTGCAGACTGTGCACCCTTTACAACAGATATATACAACTGTGCTACACCAAATTGTGATTTCTCTGGAGAGATTAATTGTATAATACCAGACTGTAACTTTAGTGGAACAATTGTTTGCCCTGCGCCAGAAACTACAACCACCACTACTACTGGATATCCAGGATTCTCACCATGTACTTGGTCAACTTATGGAGGTAACCCTGGAGAAATAGCTGTATATGATTTTAACACTAATTCATCAACTGTGGTATTAGTACCTAATGATTTCACAACCACTTCAGGAATAAACAGACCTATCTGTTCTACATCAAGTAAGTTATGGTTAGCTAGTTATCCTGCATCTTCTACAGTTTGTGGTAATATTGATATAACTAAACCAGAAGGTTTCCCTAATGCTGTAACAGGAAATGGAACAAAAACATTATCTAATGGTGTAGTGTTAACTACAACATATACTGGTCCTAATCCAATATATGATTCAACACCAGGAAGTTTTGAACTATGTGATGGATTTTACATGAATCAGACAAATACTAGTACAAGTGCAAGTTTAGCATTAAAAGTTAATGGAGAATTGACTATGGAGTTTGATCCTCCTATAAACTGTATTCAATTTATATCTAGTGCATGGGGCTATAGTGGAGATCCAAAAACAGAAGGTGATATAGAGATTGTATCTGTAACCAGTGAGTCTTCTATTATAGGTGAGCAGATTTTGCAATGTGTTAGAGGTAATGATCCTGAAGACATTCCTACATACCAAACAATACAGATAAGTCCAAATCAAGTTAACATGCAAGGTTATCAGGAGTTTGAAAATTCGTCTTTTCAAGTTGGATCAACTAAAATTACATCAGAAGAGAACGGTATTTCAAAATTAGTACTTACTAATATATCTCCAACAAATGTGAGGGGAGTAGTTATTGATTTCTATGTAGGTGATTTCAATCCAAATAATGCTAGACTACCTCAACTTCAATATATTAGAGAATGGGATATAGATACATCTGGTGCTACACCAACTCTATCTTTTGTTAGAGAAATATCTATTGATGTAGATAATCTATCTAGCAGTAGTATATGGGGAAGTGAAATAACCGCAATAGCTACAACTGCTGATAATAATACGTTACTTGCAGGATTTGGTGCAAGAGATGATGGTGAAAATAGTATGGGTGTTTACTCATGGGATATTTCTGCATCTGGTGACATTATACTAAATGAAAATAATAAAATAGATAAAGCAACTGTAAGTTTTGGTAATACATATGGAATTACAACAGAGCTTACAGGAATGTTCATTACTAATGATGACAATGTTATTCTTTCTGCTAGATACTACGAAGATGAAAGTCCTAATAATGCAGCAAACCGTGTAAGACAATATGAAGGACTAGACTTAAGTTCTTGGACATCATCATCACCTGTTATTAATTTACAACAGCGTGGTGTTCCTGAATTTACCACTGCGTGGACTAATACAAGTAAAGCTATGCCTGTATGGGGCGTAAATGGATTATTACAGGTAATTCAACCAGAAACACTTGAAGTGTATAACATTGATCAAATAGGACCATACAATGCTACACTGTCAGGTACAGTGGCTGATGATACTGTTTGGATACACACATCAACTGGTTGTGCAAATGTTAATATTCAGTATGATGATTGTGAAGGAGCTACATGGATACCTGCATTAACTGAACAAATTGAAGGTGAGTGGGTATATACAGGACCTGCTACTTTTACATATGCAGGAGTTGAGGTTACAGCTAGTGCCACTCAAGATAATATGAAATTACAATCAGGTGATACTATAGGAGGTATACCACAAGAAGGATGTAGTGGAATATCTAACCCATCTGCAAATAATGTATTAAAAACTCTTAAAGGTTTTGATTTTACTATTACACTAAGTTTTTCAGAACCTGTTAATAATATTCCTATCAGAGCTGCTATATTAAATAGTCAACCTGACTTAAGTAGTGGAGATGTTTATACGTTTGATACAAATACAGGAACACCTAATGTATCAATAAGTGTTGGATGTAATGTTCAAGTGCAAGGAAACACAATAGGTGGAGGTGTACCAGATTATGATACAGAAGGTGATGGAGAATTTATTATAAGCTCTAGCACACCTTTTACAATTTTAACTATATCTGGTGATGCACCAACTGGAGGACCACTACTACTAGGTTGTGTAGATATTGAAAATACTTGTACATGGGCACGCCCTGCGAGAGGAACAAGTGGAGACATGTCATTTTATCGATATAATCCACTTTCTAACCAATATCAATTTGTTGATCTTCCAGACAGTTTTGATGGATATGTAGACTATGTAACAGGCTCAGGTAGTTCACAAAATATTATGTTCCAATATTTAGCGAGTAGTTCACTCCAAAAGCTGAGCATAAAGAGATGGAATCTAAGCGACTTGTCTATTGTTGAAACCTCAGATCCTAACAATGTAATAGATGTAAATTATCTAGCTGATGAATATTTTAATGCTGTATCAGTTTGTGTAGTAGATGATAATACTCTTCTACTCAATTCTATTGGTCAGGATGACTATTCTGGTAAAATATACAAACTAGTAATAAATGAAGATAGTTCATATACATTGACCTTTTTATTTAATTTAACAAGTATGCGAAGTTATTGGACTTCTGCAATATTTTCAAATAATAAAATAATATATCAGAGAGTAGATACTCAAGATGGTAGCCCAGCTCCAAGTTATATAGTTCAAAGAGATTACGACACCTTAGATATAGAACTTGAAATAAATATAACAGACATACAGATTACAGGAACATCACCAGATGGATACGTTATTCAGACAAGTTTGCAATGGATGTTTGTTTATGAAAATAAAATGTATATACTTGTAAGTGGTATTAAGTTATATGAAATAGATACAAATTTCCCTTACAATACTACAGTAATAAATGACAACACAGCATTCTTTGGTCCAGGAGAGTTTAATAATCAATATTTAAGAACTTGGAGTAATGCAGGTGAATGTAATGGAAATTTATCTTTTATTCCATCAACAAACCCAACCACTACTACCACTACTACTGTTGACCCATCAGGACCTAGTACAATATGGATAAAGTTTGATCCTATAACACCAGCATAGATATAAATTATGAAAGTAACACAAAAAATAAAAGATAAATTAAGAGAGGTTCGCAGATCAAACCCAGGTCTTACTTCTGTGTGGTATGGTTATAAGTCATCTAATGGAGTTAGTACAGGAGAGTTAAGTGTTGTATGTGGTGTTGAAAAGAAAAAACCTCTTTCAGAATTATCTAATGATGAGATTATACCAACTGAAGTGAAAGTTGGAAGTCAGTCTATTAAAACAGATATTGTGGAAATAGGTAAACCAGAGATACTTACTTGTTATGATGCATGTGGTGAGAATGCAGGATCAGCATCAATACCTAACAGATCATATACAAGACCTGTTAAAGGTGGTATATCTATAAGTAGTAATAACACTAACACAAGTGTAGGTACATTTGGATTAGTTGTAAAAGATGTTGCTACAGGAGCAATATTAGGACTTAGTAATAATCATGTTACAATTGCAGATGCATTTTATACAGACTCTAGAGATTTATCTGGAGTGATACAAAATGATTATGATCCAACAAATAACATATACCAAGGAACCGAAGGAACTGTTGCTGGAGGTAGTTGGGCAGAATACTTCACCTCAGCAAATATAATTGGAAGAGGTGTAAGATATGTTCCTGTACACCCAAAGAGTTCAGGATTAGTAAATAATGTAGATGCTGCATTATTCTCATTAAACTCTAATGTTATAAGTCTTTCTGAAAGTTGGAAGCAAGTAGGACTAGATTCAGTTATAACAAGTAATCTACCTTTTGCTACAACTGCAGAAATAGATAATGCGCTTACAAGTAATCCAGAATTATATAGTTCAGGAAGAACAACAGGTCCTAAAGGTGGAGCTAGTTGCCCCATGAGAATTTTTACAACGACAGGAGAATTTTCTATCTTATTTAAAAAACAAGGAGTAGACACTCTTATTGAAATGGAAGATATTATAGGATATTTTAAACCTCCTTTAGAAGATCCTACATCACAAGACCCAAGTGATTTTTGTTGTAACCCAGTAAGGGGTGGAGATTCAGGATCTGCTTTAATTGCTAATATAGGAGGAACTATAAAAGTGATTGGGCTAGTTTTTGCTGGAGGTGGATCAGGATGTGATGGTGGACAAAATTCATATACAGTTGGATGGGCTTGTAGAATAGATGAAGTAGCTAACCAATTAGGAATTACTAGCCTTGATGCAGGTGATTTATTTACTGTTGTAAATGAAAGCTCAATAGAGTACGTAACTCAACCTGGAGGAAGTGATCAAATAAATAAAGAATGTGATGGAGCAACTTATTGGCAAGTTGGTCTAACAGATACATTAAATAACCCTTGTTAAAATATAAAATACCATGTCAAATAATTGCTCAAATTGCTATAACGGATGTACTGAGATAACCTCAGATAAATGCGTTAAATATACAGGGGTAGATGTCCCTGTTCTAGGAATACAAAATGGAGACTCTCTATCTTATGTAGAGCAAGCTCTAATAACTTTTTTAGGTTCAACACTTGATGGTACAGGAATATTTCCTGTAATACCACAAACAGATATATGTCCAAGTTTACAAGCAGAACTAGACGACTGTAATCCCCTTTCATTAAATAACTACTTAACAGGAATCATAAAGTTTTTATGTAGTTTAGAAGAACAAATTTCAGGAGAAGGCTCAGGAGGAGGAGAAACACCGTTACCAGCCTATGATCTAGATTGTATAGATATACCAGCAGGTTCAGATCCAAGTGATACACAGGTAGTTTTACAAACTGTAATATACAAGGTATGTACACTAGCTGATCAACTTAATAATTTTATAACTTTTGTTGAAAACACTTATGTTAGAATTTCAGATATAAATACGTATATTGAAAACTATATACAAAATGATCCAGGTCAACAACTTATTGCTAATAGAATGGTTCCTTATTCAATTGTTGCTGCCACTGGAGGTTCTGCATTTCTTAATAACTTTGATGCTTCTGGTGCTGGTATAGGTGATTGGGTAAGTATATATTTATGTAATGGTGAAAATGGAACTCCTGATTTAAGAGGTAGAGTACCAGTTGGAACTAGTGATGGAAGTATGCTTGGTGGACAAATGGACGTAGGTGTAGATCCTGCTCAACCTGATAACCCAACTTATACAATATCAACTCCAATAGGTGGCAATAGTGTAGTTTTGAGTGAAGGACAAATGCCTTCACATACACACGCTGTTACTATTGGACCATCAACACCTACAATAACTCCTACAGGATGGGCAGCAGGACCTTACGTTGGTCCCGCTATACCAGGTGGTGGAGGATTTGATGGTGGAGGTAATGCCTTTAGACAAAGACAGTTTAATGCAGACCCTCTTCCTCCACACACACATACTGTTACTCTTAATGCTACAGGTGGTGGACAATCACATAGTAACTATCAACCTGGACTTGGAGTATATTATATAATTTACATACCTTAAAACAAAATAAAATGGCATATCTACCTGTAAACCCTTGCTGCACTGATGTAGTTTTAAATAACCCTTGTGGATGCACAAGTACATGTAATCAATGTACTAACTCCTGTGGAACAAATGGTACTGTATCGAGCACAGTTGTGTACGATGGTCCAACTCTTCCAGGATCTGGTGTAGAAGCTTGTGACACAATCAATGTAGCATTATCAAAAATAGACTCTGTTCTTGTTGAGTTAAAGAGTCAAGTTGCAACTAACACTAGTGACATTGCTTCTATTAAAGAACAGATAATAAGCATTAACTCACAAATAACAAACATTAATAACAACTGTTGTTCATAATGATGACCGTACTACTAACCATATCTCAAATAGGACCTGATAACTCTGAATTTAACTTATACTCAGATGTAGATAATTTCACTACTCCTTTTGAAACAAATGTATCAGACACTGACTTGTTAAATGGATACACTAGTTCTCTAGTTCCAGATTACACAAACATTGTACGAGTGCAGGCTTTAGGCAAGTGCGTCAATTATTTGGATATAGTTTTAGAAAATATAACAACAACAACAACTTTAATACCTTAAACCATGTTAATACAAATAACCATAACCATTCCACCTGGAGGCGCTGCTGGACCTTTTGACTTATATTCAGATGCGGACGGATTTACAACTCCATTTGAAACACAAGTCCCAGCTGTAGATTTAGTAGCTGGATATACAGTTACACTTCCTATGGGAGCAACCATTATACGAGTTTGCTCTGTTGGTACATGTGAAAATTGTATTGACTTACCAACTAATTGTCCAACTACTACTACAACAACAACTGTTGCACCTACCACCACAACAACAACAACGGTAGTTACAACAACCACAAGTACAACAGTAGCTCCGACAACAACAACAACAACTACTGCACCAACAACTACTACAACTACCACTGCACCAACAACCACCACTACTACCACTGCACCTACAACAACAACAACAACCACTGCACCAACCACAACAACAACTACTACTGGAACTCCTGAGAAGTTAGGTTGGGAACTTACAACTACTACAGCTTCTGAAATATTCGCTGTAGGTATGCAGATACTTGTAAATGATGTTGTTCAAGTTCAGGAAAGTATTGATGGAGCTAACTATCCGTTAACAGGTGAGATTCTGGTTGGTACAGGAGCAACCGTAAAAGTAATAGTTACAAATCAAAAGACTGGAATACATGCTTTCCAAAACAGAGCACTGTTACAAGGTCTTGGATCACCAGCTGTAATATTAAGTGATACTCAATCTGCAACTAATTCACTTGTTTCTGATGTATCATTTATTAAAGGTGGACTTACGGAAGATCTTGAGGTTATTGGTAATGTTATAGTAAACACAACAACTACTAGTACAACTGCACCAACAACAACAACTACCACAACAGCAGCACCAACTACTACAACTACTACAAGTAGTTCTGTAGGTGCTTGTGATTTAGGTTCTATAGCAGCAACTGCACCATCACAAACAACAACCACTACTAGTACAGTGGGTGGGTTGACGCAAGGATTATTAAGTCCTTTTGGACAAACGACTTCTACTTCAGCATGTAGTCAAAGTACAACACTAGATGTTTGGGTATCCAACGTTAATGCAAGTAATGCACCAACTACTAGCTCTGTTATTTATCAAAATGCAACAGGAACTTCTGTTTTCCAAGGTAATGTTTCACAACCTTGGCATATCTTTGAAGTTTCAGGTAGTTCACAGTATTCATTTACAGTGGACGCAAGTGGTAATGTTGGAGGACCAATCAATATATGTACAATTTAATTTATTAATCTTAAAAACAATATAACATGGCTTTTACCGTAAATGTAAAAATAACAGGACTAGTTGGAGCTAATTCAGGACCTTGTGATATATATCAAAACTTTGATCTTTACAACACTCCTGTAGCTACTGGTGTATCGATGAGCTCCCTCACATCACCAGCTGGTGTTGATGTAGGAGTAAATCAAAACACAACAATTATAAGAGTTCAGAACACTGGAACGTGTACAAACTTTGAGAATGTTGCAATCTTATTTACATAATAGAATATGACAGCTTTGATAAAAATAGATACAATAGGTAAAGATCTTCATTTGTTTAATCTCTACTCGGACATAAATAACTTTACAGCTCCATTTGCAACAAATGTAACTAGAAATGAACTGTTAGGTAAAGATGAAGTAGATGGTTATCCAACTGATCAATTGCCTGATTTAGCAACAGTTGTTAGAGTTATGGCAATTGATGAAGGGATATTCCTAGATATTAATGTATAAAAAGTCTTGTTTTGTTGGTTTTACAAGGCTTCTCCTAGGGTTATTAGTAGCCCTAGGAGTTTTTTATTTATAACTAAATTGATTATAAATAATAACCTGGTTTAGTAAATTTATTTGTAATATCCAAAATAAATTTTATATCTTTACAATATTTTTTAACTAAAGCACAATTAAATGTCGTACAATGAGAAACTACTCAGACAGCTAGAGGGACTACTGGGCTGGAAGAAAAGTAAAAAGTTTTATGCTGAAAAGCTAAACATAACAGAAGATGAAGTAGATGAACTAATTAAGGAGATCAGAAGTAGAGAGAAAGATGAAGGAGAAGTATTCTTAAAAACATCAAACGATTCAACAGCCTTTGAATCACTAAAGAAGGTTAACAATGAGAAGGGAACTATAGAGAGTACAATCACTCTTGATTATGAACCCAAAGACCACCTAGAGCTAGCAAAGCTTCACAAAATAGACCTAGACAAATACATAATTACAAACTACTGGTCTAAAGTACTTCCAAGCGGAAAGTTTACTTCCTCAGTATTTTCAAAGAGGAAGACACCAAAAGATTACACAGCTGAGGATTTCAGCAAGTTCTTAGAGAACTATAAATCAAACTACATTCCAATCCCCTCACCAGAGAGAAATGGTAATAGAGATGTTACAGATGTTGAAATATCTCTATCTGATTATCATTTAGCAAAACGATATGTTGATGGTGATAACAATCCTGCGGTAAGAGTAAGAAGATTTTTTGAAGTGGCTCAAAATTTGATGCACAAAGTAAGATCTGTTTATGATGTAGACAAGGTGGTATTTCCAATATCTAATGACTTTTTTCATACAGATAACTATCAAAATTCAACAACAAACGGAACACCACAAGACACTATATTAGATTATTCTTCTGAGTATGAATTAGGTTTTGCAATACTTGTAGATACTATCAAGATGTTAAAAGCAAACTCTAATCATGTAGAAGTTATATTAGTGCAAGGTAATCATGATAGAACAAAGTCTTTTTATCTAGCACATGCATTAGATATATACTTTACTGATGAAAAGAATGTAAGCTTTATAAGAGATGAAGGATTAATAAAAGCAACTGTAGTTGGTGAAACGTTTATAGGTTACCACCATGGGAACTGTAAGATAGATCAACTACCACTATTATTTGCCACTCATCCAAAGTATGCATCTATGTTTGGAAATGCTAAATATAGAGAAGTTCATACAGGTGATAAGCATCACTACATGGCTAAAGAAATAAAAGGGGTTAGAATACAACAAATGCCTAGTTTATCTGGTACAGATAGATGGCATAAAGATAACAACTTTGTACATAGTGTACGAGCTGCTCTTGCTTTAGTCTATGATGATAAGCTTGGTAAAGTGGCTGAATTTGAAGAAAGAATATAATTATGGCAACATTAAGAAAATTGGTTTCAGATGTGCGATCTACGCATAAGATTTTATCAACTGATGCACTTATTACAGACAGAGCAATTGCTTCTGAAATAAGAAATAATGCCTTGACGTTAATTAAAAGAGAAACCAATGTAAGGAAGTTATGGGCTAGCGATACCCTGTTTACTACTATTCCTTGTTTAGAGATGGTAGAAGTTCCTATTTCAGAATGTTGTGAATATGCTGACCCTTGCACTGTAGCAAGAACTAAATTTAAACTACCTAGAATATCAGAAGGTAACTATCAATATGTAATTCAAGGTGTTTACTCCATAAATGCTATGGGAGGGAAAGGTACTAAACTAAAAGAAATAACAATAAACAGATATCTAAACATACTGAAGCTTAGAATAATTAAAAAGGACAGTTATTTTTGGATATCTAACGGTTACTTATATGTGAGTAACCCATTATTAAAATCAATAAGGTTGGCAGCATTATTTGAAGAAGATGTGCCTAATGAAATAATGTACCCAGATTGTGATTGTGGCACAAATTATTCTATAGAGGATCTATGTAAGAACCCACTAGATAAAGAATATGCACTTCCTGGATACTTAGAGCAACAAGTTCTTGCAATGACTTCTACAAAACTTTTATCTACATATTTCCAAATTAAGACAGATATGAGTAATGAAGGAATAGATGGACAAGCACCAAACGCCCAGCCTACAAACTAATAACAAATGGCTAGAGTCTCTGTTGATTGGAGAAGTGCAAGTAAAGATAACTACAATGATTTCTGTAAGAAACACCCTTTGGTGAATCTGTCTTTTGATGAGTGGAGAAATATATTGTATCAGTACAATGATGCATTTAAACACTACATATTAGAAACAGGAAAGAAAGAAAAGTTAGTAGGTAGCCTTGGACAATTTTCTATAAACAAAAAGAAAAGAAGAAGAGTAAAAGATGTAGATGGTAAAGAGTTTGTCAACTTACCTATTGACTGGCAGAAAACTAAAGAGAAAGGAAAGGTTATATATAACTTTAACTATCACACAGAAGGTTATTTTTTTGGGTGGATGTGGTTTAAAGATAGCGCTAGATTTAGAAACTCTGAATTATGGTACTTCAAGCCCTCAAGAATTACATCAAGATTATTATCACACTATATAAAAACTGACGATAAATACCAACACATGTATCATGAATGGAAAAAATAAATTATGTCATACTACTATAAATACAATTTTATTTCCCCAGAGCCCATATACGCTACTGTAAAAGAAGAACTAAAAAGTTACTTTGACACAGGTGCTGTAGATGATTTGCTCTTCCCTACCTATCTAGACAAATGTCTAAGAAAGCTAGGCAGAACTACTTATGTAATAAGTGAACAAGTGTTGTTTATTGAAGACTTTCAAGCAAGATTACCAGATAACTTTCATGCTGTTAGAGAAGCTTGGATGTGTGCTGAGATACCAGGAAACCCTTATCCTTCAGCTACATCATTCTACTCACAAGCAGCTAATGCAACAACAATACAAATATCTCCACTAACAATAGGAGGAACACCTTGTAACAATCCTGAGTGTCAACATCCAAGTTGTGATGGTACATGTATGCCTGAATTAGTTCAAGCAGTATATAAAACAAACAACGAGATAGCTAGATCATATAGACATAGTTATTTACTAAGACCAGGTAATATTTCTACAAGAAAACAATGTGATGTAAGTTACAGAAATGACTGGAACAACTTTGCACCACCTGTAAGAGAATTTACTCCTGGATCTGCAACCTATGATTCATTTGATATTAGAGATAATAAGTTTGTAACTAATTTTAGAAATGGCGTAGTTCACTTAATGTTTTATGCTACAGAATATGACACAACAGGAAATCAATTGGTTCCTGATAACTATCGTATAGCAGAGTATGTTGAATCGTTTCTTAAGTTCAAAGTTTTTGAAACATTAACTAATCAAACAAATGATGAAACTTTCAATCAACTTCAACAAAAGCTGGCTTATTATAAACAAGAATATAATGAGAAGTATATAGAAGCAGAGATTGAAATTAAAAAACAAACTCCTTGGGAGAAACAAAGGAGAATAAAAAAAGACTTGAACAGGTTCAACAAGTATGAACTTCCAACTCGTACAAATAGATACGGTACAAGAAGAAGACGCAATAATTAAGAATTATGGCTAAACAGCAATCAAAAAAAGATTCTGACAAAACAAAGAAGCAGGGTAACATTAGATTAAATCCAAGTGTTGCTAGGACAGGATTAAACCTAGACAGCTCTATTAATCAAGTTGGTCCTGGAAGGCTTACGTATGCTTTAAATGCTGCTGTAGAAAACTTTGACTCTAGTTCTGTAAACTATCAGAATGAGCCAGGTAATGAGTTGTGCTTAGATTTTCCTTCAGGATATAAACTCATTGGTTCTCATTTTATTCCTGAGAAACGTAAGAACATATTCTTTTTAGCCAACCCAAATACAGGAGATAGCGAGATTGGTTTTATGGACAATAATGATTGTCAATATCAAACACTTGTAAATGCTCCTTGTCTTAATTTTAATGTAAATCATCCAATCCCTAAAGTTGTACATAGAATAACAAACTGTACAACAGAACTCTACTGGACAGATGGAGTTAATCCTAGAAGATATTTAGACATAGAAAATATTCCTTATGTAATTAATTTAACAGCAGAGGGTAGCATTTGCAATTCTACAGAAACCGATCAGCTTGATTGTAATCAGCTTAAACTTCAACCTAACTTTGACATACCTCAATTAATGATCACTCAGATCAGAAATGTAGGTAATTTAACAGCAGGTACATATCAGTTTGCAATTCAATACTCAGACGCAAGTGGTAATGAACTTACATCATACTATTCTGTAACTAACCCTTTACCTATTGCTGATGAGTTTACAACAACAGTAAACTTTGATTACCCAGTGGGGAAATCTATTGTTGTAGGTGTATCTAATTTAGATTTATCAGGACAGTTTGAATATTACAACTTAGCCGTAATAAAAACTATAAATAACATAACTTCAGTTGAAATTGTTGGTACATATAGTATTGAAGATTCTACAAGAGAAGTAACTTATACAGGAGGAGATCAGTCACCTATACAGCTTTCCATATCAGATATATTTGAAAAGTTTCCATATTATGATATTGCACAAGATGTTACAGCTGTACAAGATGTTCTTGTTTGGGACAATCTTACATCTATTGATAGAATCAACTACCAGTCAATTGCAAATCAAATAACACTCGGTTGGGAGACTTACAGAATACCAGCAGATGAAAATTATGCAGATGAATTAAATGCTGTGAATCTTCGTGGATACATGCGTGATGAAGTGTATGCATTTGAAATTGTATTTTTATTAAAGAATGGTAAACAGACAGACGGTTTTCACATTCCAGGAAGAGAAAGGGGT